ACGTTCTGCTTTTTCAGTCATTGTTTTTTTCCTCTAGTGTTTTGTTAAAAATGATGACTCGTTTGCCATCGTGGGTAAATTGTAACTCATCGTCAGGATGCCACAGTAGCTCTTCATACAAATCGTCGAGTTTCTGGATATCGTCCCAGAGTGCATTAGGATCAGGCATATCAGGTTTCCTCTGGGTCTGGTTGTGATTCCAATCGGATAGTAACATATTTGGATCTCAATTTAGTTCCGCATGTTACTACATATCCTGCAGCAATTTCTTCTTCAGAAAGAAGATGTTTTTTCTCATCCTTTACATTTCCAGACTCAAGACGACCTAGACACTGCTTACAGTCTCCAGATTCGCATCCTGTTTTAATTTTTAATCCACAGGTGTTTGCAACTTCAGTGATAATATCTTCTGGTTTACAAAAGATCATTGTCCTTCTCTCTTCCAGAGCGGTATTACCAAATCCAAAAGTGACTTCACAATCACCATAGGTATTGTGACACCTTTTAGAATCGTATTCTTTCAATGCTTCCAGATACTCAATGTATCCAGGATCATCAGTATCAATGTCGTTTTCTTCTGCCCAGAGAATAAGATTTTGTACTGGATCAATTTCTTCTCTCATAATTAAAATAAACTTGCTATGGTGTATTTAGATAATACCAAAGAATAGTTTACCAGTAAATGCATAAGAAAGCAACGCTGCTACAAAACCCATCATCGCAGTGCGACCATTGAGTTTCTCTGCCTTTTCTGCATAAGTCTCGTAACCATAACGCTCAGCGTCAGACTTGGAGACATACATTTGTGGCTCTTTGGCAAACATATTCTGTTGCCCAAACTCATTTGTAGTAACAGTCATTAGAATTTGTAACGATTTACAACATAATTATATAGCAATTGTAAAGTTTTGTCAAGAGTGTTAACGATTACAATCTTTTATCATACACATGAGAGGACTTGAACCTCCACTTCTTAAGAAACTGGTACCTAAAACCAGCGCGTCTACCGATTCCGCCACATGTGCTAGTCTGATTTTGACTGGACCAGAAACCAGGCGGGTGTAACCCCATCCGCACCACTCACTCTTTGAAGAAGTGAGAAACTTTATAGGAATATTTTTCCCATAGTTTTTCGTAGAAGTAATAGATTATTGTATAACCAATATTAAGCACAATAGAAGTACTCAATGATCCAGTTACAATCCATGCAAATAACATGGACAGAATACGATAACCAATTGACTTTGCAAATACCATAGAAAAAATACCATCCCGACCAGGGCAGATTTTAACGTGTCTCCGTCACGGGCATATTAGGGATGACTCCACCAGGATTTTTTGCGTCTCTCCATGACGGGGTGGGGACGCTAGTCCCCCATGCACGCCACCAATTTTTGACAGGAAATTGGAAACCTAAACGTATAAGTTTCTACCTTACGTTGACAAACCATCTAGTTTATAGTCTATTGGCAAAGACTAGTCAGGACGATACTCCTGACTTTTATAATCTCCAAAACTAATTACATCATCACCAAGGGAGATAGTATCTGTTGCATAAGGACCAGAAGGAATATTCATATAGTCCATAGCATCATCAAGAGCGTCTAGTTTGAAAGAAAACTTAGTTTCCTCTGGCAATTGACGATCGATTGCTTTCATGCCTTGATAGTGACGCCAGATCTCACACTGGAGAGCAGGATCAACGTTGTTTTCCATGGCGTCTTTGACGCATTCTTCAAGTGCTTTGATTGCTTTTTGATAGGAGGTCATGCTTTTACTCGATCACGTACGTAACAGGGGACACGATCAGGGTCTAACCATTTCGTGTATTCAAAGTCTTCCATGGCAGTCAGAAGTTGCATCTGATTGTCTAGAAGATACATGTCTTTATACCGTTTGGTATAATAGTCTTGCTTCTGGATTCGGTAGTCAGGACACCCGTTTTCGAGTGTCCCAACCGAAACATAACGATAAGGAGATCGCTCTAGGAGCACTTTCACATTAGACATAATTTAGGTTTAGGTCAGTTTCAAGTTTAGTTAAGAGGATATCATAATCCTCATCTACATCACCGTAAAAATCAACACCTTTCTCCTCATAATGTTTCACAATCTTATTATAAAGGTTAGGATACTCGATGTCAAGTGTCACCTGTCTTTCAATGGCATCCCAAAGAATGTCAATGGCAGACGAGAATTTTTGTGTTGTAGTCATAGACTTATACCTCTATCGGACCTAGTTTGCCCCGAAGGGCAACGGGTCAGGCAGGATTCGAACCTGCGGCCGACTGCTTAGAAGGCAGTTGCTCTATCCGCTGAGCTACTGACCCAAGCGGTAGTCTCGTCAGATTCCAATTCCAATTCGGCAGCAGCGTGCAACTGGTCAATGAAAATGTCCAGAAGCACATCGTTGATGTCGTTGAATTCTTGGTCCATTGGAATCCCTCTTGACTACCCTGTAATTATAACAGACCCATCAGCAAGGGTCAAGGGGTGTGGTCAGTTTGGAAATAGTCTTTTCGCATGTACCTACCCAGGATGTTTGAGTTGTAAAACGCTGGTGTGCCATCGTCAAATGCCTCCGTAAGTACATTGTTTAGAAATAGTTGTCGGGTCTCTTCAAAGTTTGTGAGTCCCTTAGATTTATGTAGGCTTAATATGTCACGTCTAAAGGCGAGATTCCCGATCCTCTTACGTTCTTCAGTAAGTTCAGCAGAACTTCCGTAGTATTTTTTCCAGTCGCTCTCACTTTTAACTCGCCTACCTCCACCTCTAGGTTTTCGTAGTTGGTGAAAGTACTTTCTGCCGATGTATCTCTTACCAGTGAGTGTGTTTGTAATGCAATAGACAAAACCGAAATGGTCGTCAATGTCCTCAGATAGAAAAGGGTATCCGTTAAAAATCCAGGGGTTTTCATAGTCAGTCTGTTTCTCCGTCGTCATCGTATGTGTGTACTCGTCTCACATTCTCACTATCTAGGTAAGAATCTGTGTCCGAGTATACTTCTGCCTTGAGCTCCTCTAAGGTAAACTCAAGATCTTTGAGTAATACTTTCAAATGTTCTTTATTCATCTTTCCAACCCTGACAGTGTTGATTGTACTCTCAATATCGATACTCGTCAAGTATATCGAGCACTTTATTAAGAGTTTCATGAGCACCATCATGCCAGTCTCCCGACTGATGATGCTCTCCACCTTCAAAGAGTGAGGTTTTTAGTTTATAAATCCTCACTTTCAATTCCTCTTTTGAAATATGATTTCTAGGCATTGTCATAATTTTTCTTGCAGTGCTTTCCAATCAGCATCAAACTTTGCTAGTCCAGCATCAGTTAAAGTGTGATCATATAGTCTTTGGAAAATGTCATATGGAATTGTGCAGATATCTGCACCTACCTTGAAGCACTGTTGGACTTGACGAGGCTCTCTAATAGAAGCGGCAAGGACTTCAGTCTCTGCACGATGTGTTGCAAAGACATCTGCAATCTCTTCGATAAGATCGATGCCATCCCAATACTGATCATTGACTCTACCGACAAAGGGAGACACATAGGATGCCCCCGCTTTCGCTGCTAGAATCGCCTGTGCCGTTGAGAAGACCAGGGTTACATTGACCCTGACATCATCATCTGAAAGTGCCTTACACGCCTTCAGACCCTCCCTAGTGCAGGGCACCTTGACTGTGATGTTAGGTCCAAGCGTAAGGTATTCCTGTGCCATCTCCAGCATCTCATCAGCAGTCTCTCCGACTACCTCAGCAGATACTGATGCCTGCCAAGGAAAGATCGCTGAGATCTCCTTGATAACGCTCTTGGGATCCTCTCCCGCTTTCTTCATGAGACTAGGATTGGTGGTCACTCCATCTATCAATCCAGTCTCGTAAGCGTGAGCAATGAGGTCTGGATCGGAACAGTCCAGAAAAAGTTTCATAACTCTCCTGCATACGTTGTACGTATTTAGGATAGCAAAAAAGCACCCCGAAAGGTGCTTAATGTTGATATCATGACATTATCTAAAGAAGTTTTTCAACTTCCTACTCAATCTTACATAGTCAGACATTCCTCTATTGGCAATCTTTGATATGACATTCATCTCATGAGTTTTATTTTCAATTGCTGCAAATTCAAAGTCGCTAACATAACTAACCTTTGATTTAAACTTATCTCTGTAGAAAGGAATGACCAACATAATTGGATCTCCTTTATATACCACTTGAGTTTTATAGTCAAAGTCTTCAGTTAATAAATTCGGAATGGAATTCATTTCAAAGAACCATTGCAATTGACATGCATTGATATCTGTATGATAAACACCTGAGCATGATGTGAATATCTTATTTCTATGCCAGACAGGATGAGCTAGCATTACAGAAACTCCAGGTCTAGTCTTTATATACCATGGACCTGCAATTTTAAAAAATGCATCGTAAAGAGGGGATTGCGTTTCAGACATAGTGTTGAATTGATTACTACCATGTGCTGAAAATTTAATTGGAAGATCACTTTCTATCCAATTGACCATCAATCCTCCCCGAGGATCTTGTCTGAATGTAAATGTATCCCATGCTGGAATAACATAACCGTGCTTCAAAAAGTCAGTTATACCAGGGCAGTTTTTTATACTACCTGTTGCAGGTTTTACTTCATAGTTTTTCTCTTCACCTAAAAAATCAAGAGGACACTTACCCCTACCCTTAAGTTGAGCATACCATTCAGGAAATTTTTTAAATGCAGGAATAGGTTCTGGCACTCTCCCAATATATTTTTCTTGCCCAATAAATTCAATATCTAAAGACATAGTATATTCCTATTCATTATAATTTAGCATAAAAAAAGAGGAGAGTCAACTCCTCTTTTCCTTACAACTTATGTAATAGAAGTATTTCACCGTAAAGTAATGTCATTCCCGCAACACAACTGAGGGTAATTAACCCTGCGATTTGTAGTGCTTCCATGACGATCACTTATTGTAGGTGTGACCGCGATAGCAGAAGGTGCCGTGAGTCTCTTTGGACTCTACACAACGGGTGTCATACTCAACACCACGATAAGAGGTGTGAGAAATCTGTGCGTCGTGCAGTGCTGCTGCCTTCTCGATCTGCTTCTTGATGATAGTAAGTGTGTTCATGATTGACTCCTGAAATACTAGGGATTTACGCCCCGTTCCTTCAGTCGTTTGCGTCCCAACATTCTGGTGTAGATTCCTTTACGGTCTCGACCAGCTCGAGTTTCCACTCTTCTTTTAGATTTTCATGCTTCTGAATCCGAAGGATCACAGCATCAGCATCTGCACAGGCAATACCTGAGTAAAGTAGAAATTCTAACATGGGATGAACGCTCCGTTCCGCGACTTACTTGCGTCTCATGTAAATGTACCTTCACATTGACCTTCTACTTTTGATTTAAGATATCCTATCAGATTCCACTTAGACCGTTGATCTAAGTTGGGATCCATTTGGATTTCTATTCGTCTTTGTAAGAACCTTTCACAAGACATGTGCCACCCATAGGGGTTGCCGTCATCATGATGGGCTAAGGTCAATGCCAGTAAGATACTGAGCATGAGATGAACGTATAAGTTGTAGCGGTTGCTACACTTATATTTATATCACATTTGCTCTTCAGATGTAGTTTGAGGTGATACAGTTTTTACCTTCTTAAGGTATTTGTCAGACTCTGTGTCTGTAATTAAAGTCATACCAGACTGAATAAAGTCCTGACTTTTGTCAACGCTATGGCGTGTGTTACGCTCTTGCTGCTGACGTGCTTTTTTCTTTTCCATTTCCCAAAGGTCTTCTGCAAAGGGGTTAGCAGGTTGGTCTGCCATATCTAAAAGATCATCCCAACCTTTTTCTGCAGCATCATAGATGGCATCTTCACAGAGAGAATCCAGCGAAGGTGTCTTCTTTGATGTCTTGTTTGATTCCTCCAACGACATAACTCTCAATCTCCGTTTCTTGAGGTGCGTTTTGTTGTCCTTTACTATTTAACCAATGCTCCGTCCAAGGTAACGGATTGTTTTTAGCAGGAATATCGTAGATAGGATCAAGACCAATTGCCTTCATGCGACGATTGGCAATCCACTCAACATAGTTATTGAGTAGACGATCGTTTAGACCAATCATAGATCCATTTTGGAAAAGATATTCTGCCCAACGCTTTTCTTCATTGACAGTGCGCTTAAACATATCAACAACATATCCTTTCTCTTCAGATGCAATCTGTTTCATCTCAGGATCATCACCCGCTTTCCATTTGTTGAGAATGTTTTGGGTGATGACAAGATGCTGATTCTCATCACGAGCAATTAGAGAAAGAATCTTTGCAGAACCTTCCATGAGTTTGTTTTCACCGAAGGCAAATGAGCAAGCGAAAGAAACATAAAAGCGAATACCTTCTAGAATATTCACATTAGCAACTGCACGATACAGTTTACGCTTCAACTCACGTCGTTCCCATTGACCAGAGGAGTGACCTTCTCGTGCAAGATCCCACATGGTGCCATTGTCATACTGGTGTGCTTGCTGAATAAAATCATCATACGATTCAGTGACAGATGCAGCACGCTCTAGGATGTTTTCATCATCCAGGATAGTGTCAAACACTTCACTAGGATTGGGATACACATTCTTAATGATATGTGTATAGGAGCGACTATGGATCATCTCCATAAACTCCCACACGGTCATACATGCTTCTAACTCAGGGAGTGAGCAGTAAGGGATAAAAGCCATCCCAGGACCACGCCCTTGTACAGAATCCAGCATGATCTGGTATTTAAGATTGCTGGTAAAAATGTGCTTTTGTTGCTCTGTAAGTTTCTGGTAGTCGGACCTATCCTTCTGGAGGGAGACCTCTTCAGGTCTCCAGAAGTATCCAAGTTGTTGTTGCGTAAGTTTGTCGAAGACAGGATACTTGTATGAATCATAACGCTGCACATTCAACGGTGCTCCAAAAAACATAGGTTGCTTCTTGGTATCTACTTTGGTCTTGTTAAATACGGTCATTCCTTTTACTTCGTTAGACTTTGCAACTGTCACAGTCAGCTTCCTCCGATTGTAGTATGTCTTGGATTAGTTTGTCAACATCACTTGCATCCTCAATAGGAGCATCTTTTTTAGCATCGTATGTGTTTTGATAGTAAGAAGTCTTCCAACCATATTTGTATGTGGTTAGAAGATCTTGTGCCATCACAGAGACGGGGATCTCATTATCAGCATAGTTTTCTGGATTGTAACTCCAGTTACCACTGATTGCTTGATCAAAGAACTTCTGCATAACAGCAGTTACTCTGATGTATCCGTCGTTGGAAGGCATGTCCCAGAGTAAGGTGTAGTTATTCTTGAGCGTTGAATAAGACGGGACAATCTGCTTAAGAGGACCTTTTTTCGACTTCTTAATGGACAAGTAGTCGCGAGGAGGCTCGATTCCATTGGTTGCGTTTGACACAACGGAGCTGCTCTCCGAAGGCATCTGTGCGGACAGAGTGCTGTGTCGGAGTCCGTACTGTTTGATCCTTCCCCGTAGAAACTCCCAATCGCATAATAGGTCATTTTTTACAATCTCATCTACTTCCTTCTTGTATGTATCAATTGGCAGAATTCCATCTGCATACTTAGTGCGATCAAAGTAACCGCATGGTCCCTTCTCCATTGCCATGTGATTTGATGCTGTCAACAACGCATATTGGAATCGCTCAGTCAACTCATGGACAAGAGACCATGCCTTGGGTTGATCGTAACGGGCATCATTCTTAGCAAGGTAATGTGCCAGACCGATGAAACCAATGCCAAGGGAGCGGCGATTGATTGTCGATCTCTCTGCTGCATTAACAGGGTAGTTCTGATAATCAATCAAAGCATCCAGACCACGCACTGCAAGATCACACAACTCATCTAATTCATCCACTTTGCTGATCTTACCCACATTGATAGCGGACAAAATGCACAGGGCAATCTCACCCTCCTTATCAATATGCTGCAGAGGATCTGTAGGCAGAGTAATCTCTTGACACAGGTTAGACATGTTAACCTTATCCTTGAAGGACGAGTGTGAATTGCAGTGGTCGATATTCATGAGGTAAATACGACCAGTCTCTGCTCTCTCCTTGAGAAGATTGAGAATCAACTCCTGTGCTTTTACTTTTTTCTTTGGAATCGATTCGTCAGATTCATAACGTGTATAGAGATCATCAAACTCTTCTGTCCCAAATGCTTCATAGAGACCAGGCACATCATGTGGAGAGAAAAGAGTAATCTCACCATTTTGAATGAATCTCTCGTAGAAGATCTTGCTAAGTTGAATACTGTAATCTAGTTTCCTGACTCTGTTGTCTTCTGTCCCTTTGTTGTTTTTGAGGACGATGATGTCTTCGATTTCTTGGTGCCAGATTGGGAAGTGTACTGTAGCCGATCCACCGCGAATGCCATTCTGAGTACAGCATCGGACAGTGCTTTCAAACTTTTTGAGGAATGGAACAACACCTGTGTGCGCGACTTCTCCGCCTCTGATTTTAGCGTTGATGCCACGGATTCTGCCTGCGTTGATACCGATTCCTGCACGTTGAGCAACATAGTGCCCAATTGCCATATCAGATGTAAAGATACTATCGAGGGTGTCATCAACATCAACAAGAACACAGCTAGCAAATTGTCGAAGCGGAGTTCGTACTCCTGCCATGACAGGTGTGGGAATGTTGATTTTGTGCTTGCTGATTGCGTTGTAGTATCTCTTGACATAATCGAGACGGTAGAAAGGATCATCATCTTGGAAGAGAGTCGCAGCAATCATCATATACATGAATTGAGGAGTCTCAAAGATGTCCCCAGTGCTACGATCTTGCACAAGATATTTGTCTACGACCTGACGCATACCTGCATAGGTAAACAAGTAGTCACGGTCGTGATCGATGTAACTATTTAACTTAGACCATTCTTCATCACTATACTTTGATAGAATGCCACCGTCATATACACCCCTTTTTACACAATCAACAACGTGATACTTAAGGGTAGGTCGTGAATCTGGATGACCATTATAAACTTGCTTTCTCAGAGCAAACAGAAGAAGACGAGCAGCAACATATTGATAGTTGGGTGCTTCAAGAGAGATCAAATCATTAGCAGATCTCACAAGAATCTCCTGAATATCAGAGGTCTTGATACCATCAAAGAACTGAAGACCAGCATTCATCTCCACCTGAGATTCAGATACACCAGCAAGACCATTGCAGGCGTGCTCAACCATCACATGAATTTTATCTAGATTCAGTTTTTCTGTTTCCCCATTACGTTTGACGACTTTAATACCGTTACTCATACTCGTTTCCATTCGGTAAACTTTACTTTTGCTTCTAATCCTTGGTAGGTGTTTGATTCTACCAGAGTCTTTACATCGTGTCCAGATAGGACCATATCATTTAAATCTTTTTCTTTCAGGTTTGGATTCCAGATCACTACTTTGTTACCTCTATCGATTGCTTGAGAGATTCGATTGCAGATTTGTGTGTTACGAGGTTCGTTATCAAAAATATAGACAGCATCCCAGTTATAATTGGAAGTGTCCACATCAGCACCAGCCATCGCCACACAGTTGGGGATGAATAGCGAATCGAAAGGTCCCTCTGTGATGTATACAGTTTGCTTCTCATCAATTCTATTAAGTCCATAAATTTTGGGATGGTCTTCATCTAGCATGATAGTGACATATCTTAGTTGATTGCCTGCTTCTAAAGACCTTCCTTGGAATCCAAACCACTTTCCATCTCTGTCAATGAAAGGAATGATAATTCTTGGGTGATCCTTCTTGACATCTTTGAAAGTTGGTTTCTGGGTGTTAACCCAGGTGCAAAACTTCTCGGCGTAGTAGAACTCAGAAAAATTTGATTCTGGAATACCACGACCAAGAAGATATCCTGTTGCTGGGTGATCATTATTTAGCGAAGAAATGCTTGGCAAATCTGTCTGGCTTTTTACAAATTTCGGTTTCTTAAATTTAAACTCTGGATCTGCAACATTACGCCCCTTTCCTGTCAACCCTTGCTTGTAACGCTCCATGACATACTCATCATGAAGATCGTTGGCATTGTCTTTCAAAAAGTTTCCAAATGATCTTCCTACACCACAGTTGTGGCACTTGAAGACCAGTCCACTCTTCTTTGTAAAGAAGTATCCTCTCGTCTTGTTTCGATACTTCTCAGAGTCTCCACAATAAGGACAGCGAAAAGTGTACACACCAGATCTAACCTGCTTAAACTTCTCTAGGCGAGAAGATACAAGGTTTGCATAAATCAGATCAATCACCCAATAAATCTAGATACCTCAGCACCTATCATACTCCTTTGAGGGGTCACTGTCAAGTTTCTGTAAATGGGAAATGCGATCTGTGCCACTAGACCTAGCGTTGCTAGCACAGCACCTGCACCAATTACAAACCTTTGATTGGAGTCTACTTTCTTTTGGATTCTATCGATTCTGTCATGAAGGACTGTATGATTCTTCTCTTCCTGATCCTTCATCTCTTCGATCATTTTGATGATGAGTTGATTAGATTTATCGCCCTCATCTAAGCGATTCTCATGCCTCTCCAATATAACCGAAACTCTATTACTATTCTCAGAAATAGTAGAGACAGCACGCTCTAACTTGTCCAACATCTCTTTGGACAAGTCCTCGTAGATATCAAGTTTAGATTCAAGTATTGCTAGCTTACCAAGTCCAAACATTACTTTCTATTTCTAAGGTGCTTCATTCTTTTATCCATGAAGAACTTACCTGCTTCACCAGGCATAATTCTTTCGATACTAATGTCACCTCTGTATCTGGGATTGATAAGAAGACGAAGTTTTTGTGTCAACTCTGCGGGAGAAGATGCATAAACAACAGTCTCACCAACCTCAGGAATATTTACTTTATATTGAAACAAACGAGAAGGCATAGAAGGATTCTCTCTCGACTCACCTAGTTTATTACCAGGCATCACAAGTTTCTTATCCTCTTTACTCTTCTTCAGTTTCTTGCGAAACTTCATGACAGGATCATGCCCAGCGGTAGGACCAGTTGCCGCATCCGCTCCAGTGAATCCAGTTGTCATCATTTCTTCTTTCATAGCTTCTCTAACTCTTCTTGGATATCAATGTCAACATCTAAATCGGGCATCATACCCATAGGATATTTATTCAAGAACATTAAAAAAGTTTTCAAAATACACCAATACTCCCTTTCTAACTTAAAGAAAAGGAGTGGTGTAGTCGCTTCGCCAAAAACATTAAAAAGAATGATAAGGTGATTAATAACAAGGTGGGTTCTCATAGACCCACCTTTCAAGTACCGTTTAAATAAACGTTTGAGATACTTAAACCTCTTCATGTCTTCATCAAAATCCTCTCTAGTAACACAGTGAGGATTTTCATAATGTTTCATAGCGAAGAGAATGTAGTTTCCTTCATTCAATTCGCTGAAAAACATTAGCTACCGAAAGTTAGTGTTGCTACAGCAGAGATTACTTCAGGAGCACCGTTGTTAGAGTTGACCTTAACACGATACTGGTTGCCATCGTTTGCCGCTGTCTGACCTGTGAGTGCCAGGTTGGTGTTGGTTGCACCAGAGACATTCGTGAAACGACCAGAGGACGTGAGTCTCTTCTGCCACTGGAAGGTTGCTGTGCCAGAGTTGGTGACGGATGCTGCGACCACAAAGGTTGCTGCACCAGACGAAGTAGTCTTGTCGGTATTGTTGGTGCTGAGCGTGATGGTATTCGCTGCATCTGCTGCGATGGTGTCATCACTCAGGGTCTCATCGGAGTTAGCCTCAGGATTGGTGAGGACCATCAGGTGCTCTGCACGGTGACGAGTTGCACCAGAAGAATCTGTATAGGTGTGATATGCCCACCAACCAGGAGCAGTGATACCACGCTCTTTGTTTGCAGCAAGACCTGCTTCTGTTTCGTCAACAAAGACGATTGTTTTTGTTACAGACCCACCGCTGTTACCAATAGTACGACCGACAGCGGTCTGGTTAGGA